CAAAAGAAGATAAGTAAACCTGAAATTCAAAAACATCCTGCAGAGATTGATGATGCAGGTCGTCATGTTTAAAAATAGTTTATTAGTTATTATTAAAGTAATACGTTGATTACTTCTTGTGCCTTCATATACTCATCTTGCATATAGACGTAATGCAAAGGCTGCTGCACGTAATCAACAAATAAAGAAACCTAAAAATTTAGTTGCATTACAAAAAGCTAGAGATGATTTTGGTTATTTTTGTGATTATGTAGCAGATAAACCTCCTGCTTTTCATCATAAAGAATGGAATAGAAATTTTATAACAAATGAAGATAGTAGTTGTTTAATAAAAATTGCTGGACCAAATGTAGATCTGTTAGCTCCTCGTGGTTCTGCGAAATCAACTGTTCTTGGTTTATTAACAGCATGGGCTATTGGTATTCATACACAAGCTGGTCTTCCATTACAAATTCTTTATCTCTCTTATACAGTTGATATTGCTCGTTCTAAATCAGCAACGATTAAACGTATTATTGAAAGTAAAAGATACCAAGAAGTATTTCCTAAAGTACGTCTACTTAAAAACGTAACAAGTAATGAGTACTGGTCAATTGATCATAAATTTGCAGGAATAGATACTACTGGTGAGGAACAATTTACTTTATGTGCTGCTGGACTAAAAGGTTCTGTGACTTCTAAGCGTTCTCATCTTGTAATGATAGATGATGCTATTAAATCAGCTGCTGATATTTCTAATCCTGATATTCGTAAAACAATGCAGGAAAATTGGAATGCAGTTATTGCTCCAACAATGTTTGAGGGTGGTAGAGCTATTTGTCTTGGTACTCGATTTAGACATGATGATATTCATGCAACTACCTTTAATGAACAAAATAATTGGACTCAAATTGTTCTTTCCGCTATTCAAAATGATCCTGTAACAGGTGAAGAAGAATCTTATTGGCCTGAGATGTGGTCTTTGGAATATTTAAAAGAAAAGAAACGTCAATCGCCTATTGCTTTCTCTTTTCAGTACATGAATAAAGTTGTTCGACAAAATGAATTATCCTTAGCACCAGAGTTAATTGTTAAAGCAGAAATATCAACTGAATTTGATACGTTAGGAGTAGGTGTAGATCTATCAGCAGGTGTTAGAGAAAAAAATGATTACACCGTTATGGTTCTTGGAGGACGTATTGAAGATCGTATTCATATTATTGATTATCGAAGAATTCGAGTTATGGGTAATTTAGAAAAATTAGATGCAATGAAAGAATTGCTAAATGACTGGTCAATTATTGGTATTGATCAAGGTGGTTTATATTATCCAACTCATTCAACATGTGATATATGGTCTGAAGCTGTTCAGTATCAAGCGTCATTAGAAGCAGATTTTAAACGTATTTGTTTACAAAATGAGAGTTTATATAATTTAATTTGGCATCCAGTTAAAGGTTTTAGAGGAGATAAATTAGCTAGATTCCGTGGAATTATGGGTATGTTTGAAGATAGAAAAATTATATTTAACCGTTATAGAAATTTTACAAATATGTTT